CTCAACGGAGAGCACCTTATCTTGCGGCCGCAGCTGTATCTCCGCATCGATCCCGCCGCCGCGACTGACGGTGCCACGGACATTGCCCGTCAGCCCGCCTCCTGGAGCCGGCCCGGCGGCATCCTTCAGCTCGACCACCTTGCCGCGCGCGCGCTCGGTCGCCGCGGCAAACCGCTCGGTCTCGGCGGCGCCGCCGCTCATCGACTTCACGATGGCCTTGCCCGCCTGATCCACATCGATCGACAGGCCGCGCATGGCCGCCTGGATCTTCAGCACATCGTTCGCCACCCCGCCGTTCGCCTCGATCACCGTCTCGGCATAGCGCCGGAAGGCAGCCGCGATCTGCGCCGGCGTCGCCGTCCCGCTGTTCAGGATCGTCTGATACGCCTGCGTCGCCACCTCGGCAGTGCGCCTCAGCTCATCCTGGCTCCGCAGCCCGAGTGTCTTCCAGGCCTCGGTCACCGAGGTGATCCCCGGCGCCAGCTCATCGAGCTTCGCCTTCGCCCCATCCAGCCCCTGGCGCAGCCGATCGCCGGCGACCAGACCCTGGCGGCCGAGATCTTCCCAGCGCTCGACGATCGCACGCATCGCCGCTTCCGTACCCGCAGCCTTGCTCGCCTGGTCGAGGCTGCTGGCCAGCACCTCGCCGACATCGAGCCCCTTCGCCTGCACCTCATCCATGCGGGTCAGCAGCGTGTCGAAATCGCCGATCGCCTTCTGCGCGCCAGCGCCGATGCCGCCAGCCAGCTCGCCCAGATCCTTGCCGGTGCGCTTGACAGCCTCGTCGAGCACCGCGTCCAGCGCGGCGGCCAGGCGCGCCGCCCCCTGCGCCGTGCCATCGAATGCCTTGATCGCCTGAACTTCGAAGATCCGCAGATCCTGGCCAGACAGCGCCTGCATCCAGGCATCGCGCACCTGACTGGCGGAGATCTGCCCCTTGCGCGCCAGCGCATCGAGCGCCGCCCCGGCCTCGGCAATCCCCTGGACGCTCGACACATCCAGTTCCTTGCCCAGCTTCTTGACCGCGTCGCCAGCCTTTTCTCCGTTCTGGCGCAGCTTTTCGAAATCGGCGACCAGTTGTATCGACCGACCGGAGAGACCCAGGCTGGCCTCCTCTGCCAGGCGCATCTGCTGCGTCCGCTCCGCCTCGGCAGCGGCCGCGGCCTTCGTCGCCATTTCGTTGGCGCGCGTCTCGATCTCGATCGCCTTTTCCCGCTTCGCGACATCGGTGAGGCCGTAGGCTGTCTTGGCGATCCACTGGCCGATGTCCTGCAGGTTCATGATCACGGCGGCGAGCGACAGGCCCTTGACCATCGTGGCCAGCCTGCCAACCAACGGCAGCAGGCCCGCCAGCCTGCCGGAGATCGTGGACAACGCACTGGCAAGAGGGCCGGCCGCCGCAACAACACCACCCGCCCGCGCAGCGTTGTTCGCCACCTGCGCCGCCGTATTGGCCACGGTCGCCGCCGTATTGGCCACGGTCGCCGCTGTCGCCACGCCGGTTGCCGCGGCGGTACCCAGAACGGCCGTGCGCAGCGCCAGAAACTCGGCGACGATGCTGTACGCCTTCCAGCCGAGCCACGCCTGCCCGGAGTTGATCAGCGCTGCGGCGACCAGGTCGAGATTGTTCGCCAGCGCCTCGATGACGGCAGCCGCCGCGCTGCTGGCGCCGGATGCCTGGTCTGCCCCGCCGATGAACAACTCCCACTTGCTCGACAGGTCCGTCAAGGCACGCCCGATCGTCAGCGGCAGCTTGCCGAACTCCTGCTCGATCGCCAGCGACTGGCCCTGCAGCGCGCCGATCACGGTCGCGCTCGTCAGCTGCCCGGCCTCTGCCATCTGCCGCAGCTCGCCGGTGGTCTTGCCGAGACCATCCGCCATCGCCCGCGCGAGCCGCGGCGCCTGCTCCATGATCGAGTTGAACTCATCGCCTCGCAGCACGCCGCTCTGCAGCCCCTGGATCAGTTGCCTGATCGCCGCATCCGAGGCCTGTGCCGACTCGCCGCTGAGCTGCGTCGCGCGCGCCACCGTTTCGGTCAGCGCCAGAGAACCCTCGAGCCCGACATTCAGCGTCTTGCCCACCTCGGCGATCCGCGCGAACAGCGTGGCCGTCGAGTCGAGCGCCGTATGCGTGCTCAGCGCGACGTTCTCGACCCCCTGCAGCGCCAGCCGCAAGGCTTCGCCTTCACCCACCACCAGCTGCAGGCGCGCCTGCAGGTTCTGGTACTGATCGGCGATCCGGGCCAGAGCCGCTGCCGCGCTGGTCAGCGCACCGCCGCCCTCGATCGCCAGGTACGCCTTCTTCAGCAGATTGATCTCGTCGGCGATGCCGCGCACGCTCGCCTTGATCGCGTTCTGTGCTGGCACCGCCTGCGCAGCGGCCCGCTGTGCCGCGCCGCCGATCCCCTCGATGCCCTTGCTTGCCACGGCCGCCTCGGCGCCCGTATCGCGCGCATCGGCGCCCAGTTGATCGATCGACTTCCCGAGCCCGTCGACGGCCGCCTTGCCGCCGACGGCGGCATCGACTTCGATTTGCAGTTTGAGATTGTCATCCATGCCCCATTGTCGCGCGCGCGCGAGGGCGATCGCATCCCGAACCGGTTCGACGATCGCCCATGAAAAAGCCCCGCGGACGGGGCTTTTCGGGGACGGGCCTGGCGTCGTCAGGCGGTCAGCAGGTCCACCTGGAATGGCTCGGTCTTGCCCGTCGGCGTCTTCAAACGCCCCTTCAGCGAAATGACGCCGAAGCCGTCACCCAAGAAGTCGAAAGCGCTATCCGGCGCGAGCACCGCCTCCCAGGCCGTGCAGATCACCGGCAAGTTGTCTGCGAAGTTGATGCCATCGAGGATGAACTCGGCGCGCACCTGCGCCTGCGTCGCACCGGCGATGCGCGTGCCGGTGCTGGCGTTGTACGACCCGCTGACCTTGACTGACGCGCCATCGGCGATCGCGCCGGTCGACTTGACGCGCACCATGCCCAGGCGATAGTTGACGTCGTAGTCCGTGCCGAGCACGTACGTCGGCGTGCCCGACGTGTGCTTCACCGAAAAACCGGCCACCGCGAAGTTGGCCTTGCTGAGCGACACCCACTTGTCGCGCTTCGCGATCATCGCCTCATCGGTGATCGAGCCCGACCCCTGATTGATCACCGACTGGGTGCCGAGCAGCGCCAGCGTCAGGCCGTCCTTGTCCAGCTCGGACAGCTCGACCGTCAAGTCCGCCGGCAGCGACAGAGCAACCGACTCGATCACCTGTCCGTACGTCGTCTTGCCTTTCGACTTCTGCTCTCTCAGTTCGGAGTTGGCCTTGATCTCGAATTTGCTGCACTCGAACGGCCCGACCCGGCCGACCTTGAGACCCGTACTGGGATCGTAGCGGTCGATGTACAGATCGCCGCCGCCGAGGAATCCACGTGCTGCCATGATGTTGTCTCCTGAAAAAAATTGCGCGGTGTGTTACACCACGTGCTGCGTCGCAAAGGCCAGCGGGAACAGCAGCGAGCCCGCTTCAAAGATCGGCGGCGGCGGCGTCTCCAGAGTCAGCGGCGTGTAGCCCGCCGGCGGCGTCCAGTCGAGCGGCGCCCGTAGGATCTTCGCCAGCAGCGGCGCCGCTGCAAGCCGGGCCGCACCGCCATCCGCCGCCCGCGCTGCGCTCTTCACCGCCAGCACCACCAGCCAGCGGGTTTCCACCCGCGCCTGCCGGCGCTGCCGATGCGCTTCGATCACCCGGTACCCATCGTAGATCACGAACGCACAGGGAGTCGGCTTGCCGGCCTTCGTCAAGTCCTCGAAGTCCGCCATACCATACACTTTGACCAGCTCCGGGATCTTGGCGATCTCGGCGATCAGCGGCTGCTCCAGCTCCAGCATCAGCGCGCGCCTCGCGAGAACAGCCGCTCGCTGGAGACCACTTCGACCAGCCCGGACGAACCCGCCGACGGCGTTGCCGCATCGAGCCGCAGCGCCCCCGTCGCAATGTCCCGCAGGCGCGACAGCGCATCCTTGTAGCGATCCCGCACCTGCTCCGGCGCAGCGTCCGTGTACAGGGCGTAGCGCGCCAGGTCGCAGCACAACCCGATCAGCAGATCCGGAACCGGCGACGGCAGCGGCAGCACATAGCGCGCGGCCAAGTAGCCGTCGATCGCCGCGCTGGCGTACAGCAGCTCCCGGTCGACGACCGCGGCATCCACCACGGCGCCGTTCACCCGGTCAGTCTGCTCGGCTAGTTCCTGCTCGCTGAAGCGGGCGATCAGGTCGGATTGGGTGGCGTAGGTCACAGCCCAAGAGCCTCGTACTGGCTGGCCGCCCAGGCATCATCCTTCTTGCATCTGGCGACATAGGCGGCAAGCGCGGCCGCCTGTTCTGCAGTCAGCACAACCAGCCCAGCAGCGGCACCGGACGCCATGTGCAGGAACGCCAGCTGATCTTCGGGCGTATATCCGGCCGCGAGAATGCGCTCCTTGCGGCGCGCTTTCACCAACTGACAATGTGGGCTGGCCGCCTTGATCGCTGCGCGCAGAGCGGCATCCAGCGCGACCGTCGCGACGCTGGCGGCAATCTCGGCCGGCTGGCTTGCCGGCACTGCGAAGCCCGTCGGAATGCTGCAATACGTGATCCCGCCGATCGTCGCCAGCTCACAGCCGACCGCATTGCCCCCGCTGTCGACGGGCATGCGGATTTCCCGCGTAACCAGCGCATCGATAAACTTTTGGTAGCCGACGATATAGGTCACGGCCGTTCTCCCGTAAGGTGCGCAGCATGTGCTGCAGTGAGTGCGTCCTGCGCGCGTGCCCAAGAATCGACACGACGGCTTCCAGGCGCCCGCGCTTGATGGCCTGGCGAAACACATACAGGCTGCGCCGCCGCACGAAGCGCCGGCTGGCCCAGGTACGGTAGCCAACAAAATTGACCCCGCGCGTCACGGGCGCCAAAGTGCTGCGCGACAGGCAAAGTCCAACCCCGTCGAGAAACCCGACAATGCGCGCCTTCGCGGCCAGCAGAACGTGAGACCGTACTTTTCATGCTTCGGGAAGTGATTCAGATACACATTCATCAACTTCGCGAACTCCAGGAATTTGCGATCCAGCTTGGCTTCGTCGTGCAGGCCCATCGCTATCGCTCGGGCCTTCAGAGATACAAGGCCGCGCGGAACCCAACGTTATCGCCCGAGCTGCCCCGCGAATTGCTGAGAGCCAACGCCCAGACACCGGCATTCGACCCGTGGCCCCAGGTCCCACCGGAGAGCGGGCACATGTCGCTTGGGCGGCTGTCGTACAGCCCGTCGTTGCCGAACGCGTTCGTTCCACCAACTCCTCCGGCGAGCGGGATGCCCAGGCACCTGGCCGTCCATTCCGCCCCGCTTCCGCCAGAGCCAAATACCGCCGCCGCATTGCCAAACAGCTTCGTTGTCACCGAGGCGGTCAGGGCGCCGAGGGATGGGCCGAGGTTGTCGTAATTCGCGGCGCGGCCGGAAGCCCCCCAGGCATCGGTCGCCAGCGTGGAGCCGCTCGTTAAATCGGCAATCGCGACGGACGGGCGCAACACCAAATAATCCGTGCCGTTGCTCGTCAGGCCGACGCAGATCTCCCACATGTTGCCGTTCAGATCGGCAACACCGCAACCCTGGCCGTTGTGGGTTGTTTTTGCGAACGGCACCCCGCTGCCAGTGAGGCCGCAATTCAAGTAGCCGTCCGAAGCGTAGATCACGGACGTGTCTGCCGAGTCCCGCAGGGCATTGTTCGTGTTGCCCTTTGGCCAGTTGTTCACGGCGTCGTACCAGGCGCAGAACGTTGCATTGGTGCTTTGCGCGCCGTGCGCGTATGCCAGCTCCGCCAGAGCCGCGAACTGGAATCGGGACGCGACGGAGAATCTCGGGCCGCGCGTTTTCGCGGCGGCAAACGAACCGTGGTGCGCAGTTGCCGGGCTGCCGTTCAGAATGGAAAACGGGTTGTGAGCTGCGGAAGACGACAGCGGCGGCTCATTTTTCATGGATACGGCGATGCCTTGCGGCGATGCTGAGCATTGGTACTTGTCGATGAAAAATCCGCTCTTGCGCCGGCCGCCATCCCAGAAAGCCCGATGCAAGGCGTAGCCAGCCGCAGCCGCCGCGGCCTCACTCGCAAATCCGTTGGCGCCGATGATGCCCACACCGTTTACCGGCAAGCCGTTGGCACCATTGCCCCACAGATCGTAGAAGGCCGGGATCCAGACCATCACCGAACCGTCGGCGGTCAGATAGTTGCCGTAGTTCTCCGACGTTGGGTCAGTGTAGCCGTACATCCCCACCATCCCATTGGGCAGCACTTCTGGGCAGACACCCACGCCGAAACCCAACCGGCCCGGCACACCGATGCCGTACACGGCAGGGAGCAGCCCATCCGGCCCAAGGAACCCGAGTGGCATACCATCGGCTCCGAGCACCACGCGGCCGTCAATCGTGGAGACTTGCGCCTCGGCCCAGTTACCTTTGCTCACAGTACCTCCCGCCGCCTGGCGATCAGAGCGCGACGACGACCAACATCGGATCGGACGTCAGAGCCGCCCACTCCTCGTCGGTGAAATCGCCGATGTCGATGTCGGTGCCGGCGCGAGACCAGCACCTGCCGGCTCTCCAGAAGCCCCTATCAGGCAGGGCGACGATGCGGTGCGTTCTGGCCTTGCCGCGCGGCGGCGTCGCGGCCGGGGCTTCTTGTTGTGTAACGCCTGCTTTCATGAGGCCGCCTGTTTCGTCGTCAATGACGCCATGCGCTCTGCCCGCCCCGCACAATCTTTCTTCGCGGGGCGGGGGGCTATCGCCACCACCGTCCACAGAGAGTTGGTTGCTATCTTGTTGTGTAACGCCTGCTTTCATGAGGCCCCCTGTTTCGTCGTCAATGACGCCATGCGCTCTGCCCGCCCCGCACAATCTTTCTTCGCGGGGCCGGGGGTGAGCGCCACTACCGTCCACACAGAGTTGGTTGCTATCAGGTCAGCCAGGGGCAGACGTACAGCTCGACCGCCTTGAAGTTCGTGTTGCTGGCCCCGCTTGCCAGCGTCTCGGCCTCGACCAACGCCTTGCCGGCGGCGCGGTTGCCGGGCGCCACCACAAGCAGGTTCGGGCTGATGCCGAGCGGCCGGCCATCGTCGCTGGCGAACGCCATCATCGCCGCGACCGCTGCATTGAAGCTGGTCGCGTCCAGCGTCTGCTTGCTGCCGTAGGCCATCTGCCAGAAGCCGTACCCGACATTGACACGCGCATCGACACCGTAGCGGTATTCGTCGCGCATCCAGACGCCCTCATCATTGGCGTCGACCAGCGCGGTCAGCGCGTACTCCCGGCGCTTCTGGAAAATGATCGGGCGCAGCGGCCGCGAGGTATCCAGCAGATACCACGCGCTGCCCGCGCCGCCACCCGTATTGCTGACGACACCGGCGCCGACCGGATGATCCGAGTCGAAGAAATACTGCCCATCGAAACAGGTCGTGGTGAAGCCGGCTGCCAGCAGCTGGAACACCAGCTCGTCGGGGTGTATTGCTGCCGACTGGCCCATCGAGGCAAACAGCGGCGCCAGCACCCCATAGGTATCGTCCTCGACATCATCCCGCGGGACGCCGATCGACGACTCGAACTTCTTGTTCGCAATCTGGTAGCTCGACGCGGCGATGCCTTTCACCTGGCGATCGCCAACCCACTCGCGCAACTTGGGAAACTGCCCCAGCCAGCCGTAGTTCTCCACCTTGGCGGTCGACGGCACGAGCGTTGCCACCTTGCTCCACATCGGCTGCACGCCGGCAAAGGCGTTGTTGTAGGCGGTCTTGAACCCGTTGTACATCGCGGTGAGGCTGTCGCGGTTGACGATGATTCCGGCGGCGCCGAACAGCCACGGATCGCCTGGATCCATCGGCGCCGCCGATCCGACGAGAAAGGCGAGGGACCACGCGAAGGCCAGCAGGACCGCCAGGCCAATGGCGGCGTACCGGAACGAAAAGAGATGGCGCATAGGAAACTCCTTGGTGAGTGATGGATCTTGCGGCGGTCAGAACTCGACCCACACGCCGTCGGCTTCGACGTGGCGAATGATGCCGGCTACCGAGCGTGTCGAGCCGCCGTTCGTCTTGGCCACGGTCTGGTCATCGACGATGAAGCACTGCGCGCCCCAGTCGGCGGCGGCGATCAGATCCCCAGCCGACGAGTTGCCGAACTTCCAGCAGCCGCGGCGCACCTTGCCGGCGACCGCGCCGTTCGCCCCGAGGGTGTTGTCGACGGTCTCCTGCACCACGCCAACCGCCTTCAGCGTCGTGGACACGGCGCCCTTGGTCAGGAATCCGGAGGCGTTGAGGCAGGCAATGCTGCCCGCCCACAGCTTGGCGGCCGCAGCAACCGGCAGGAAGAAATCGACATTGTCACGACTGGGAGTATTGCGGTCGGCGATGAGCGCGGGCATTCAGGTCTCCTGGGAAAGGGAATGGTTCAGGCCGGTCAGGCGGCTGCCTGGCGTGTCTTGGTGTAGTCCTCCGGCGCCAGGCCCATCGACCGGCAGACCGCCAGCTCCGTCGCGCTCAGAGCCTGGCCGCCAGTGCCAGCGGGCTGCTTGCCGTCACTCTGCTTGGCGCCCAGATCGACGACGACCGGAGCGGCATCGAGAAAAGCGCTCAGCGCGGTCGGGTTGGCTGCCCCGAGGGTCTTGGCCCAGCCTTCCATCGCCGGCGTCAGCTTGCCTGCGGCCAGGGCTTCGGCAACCTGCTTCGCCACCTTTGCCGCGGCGATCTCGCCGGTGAGCGCGGCCAGTTGGCCCTTCACCTGGGCGTTCTCGGTCTGCAGCGCCGAGAGCGCCGCCAGCGGGGCGTACTTCGCCGGATCGGGCGCCGCGACCTGCGCGCTCAGCATGGCGACGTTGGTTTTCAGGGCTTCGACCGCGGACAGCGCCTCGGCTTCGGTAGCGGTCTCCTGCAGGCCGAGAGCGGCCAGCAGCTTCTTGAGGATGGCAGGCATTGCAGACTCCTGTGCGATAGTGGGTGATGCAAACAGCTCGGCCACCAGGGCGGCGAGATCAGTCAACCCGTCCAATCCCGGGTCGTTGGTCAGTGCGGCGTGCAAGAGCCGCTCCACGCGGCCCGACTCCTTGTCGTAGGAGAACACCGGCGACACGTACCGGTATTCCTGGTCGGCGATATGCCGGGCAGCCTGCGCCGTCCAGCGGACGCCGACCGCCCACAGTCCATCGCCTGGACGCCACTCGAGCCGCCGGAACCAGCCGGCAGCCGGCGCCCGATCGCCGCCGGACTTTGCACGCAGGGTCGCGTGCTCGAAGTCAATGACTCGGTCGCTCGCCCGCGCCGCCGCTTCCGCAACCAGCCGCAGGCCGTCTTCGTCCGTCATCACCCAGGCGGCGACGTCAGTCGGGCGGCCATCCCAGGAGCGGAACTCGCCAGCCGGCAGCAACCGCACGTCTCGTGGCGCACCGCCGGCGCCGGACAAATCGACGGCACAGCTCGCGATTGCGGCCGTGCGGTCAGTGCTCTTGCGGGTGGTTTGGCGAAGCGACATGCGGCCATTGTCGGTCGCGCGCGCGCAGGGCAGAAGGACGAAGCGATTCGACGGGCGCGACGGCGAAGCAGAGGCCGTAGCCAACAGCCAACGGCCGGCGTCGCCGCCGAGGATGTCGCGAACAGACAAACCGGCGGCCAGAGCGGCCGCCGCGCGTTTATAAACGCCCGATCACGATTCGGGCAGGGGGTTGTGGCCTGGCCGGCGCCAAGGGCCTTTCAAGAATCAAGACCTGGGTTCATCCGAACCGTTCTTGACAGGCTTCTTCGACGGTGCGTCCAGCTTCTTCATCCCCTTGGCTGCCGACTTCAGGCGGCCCTTGACTTTCGTCAAGTCTTCTTCCAAAGGCAGGTTCTCCGGCGCGACGCCACTCGAACGCAGCATGACGCTACGGACATCCTGTCCGACCTCGCGGGCCGTGTCGCTGAGTTCCCGGACGCCTTGCGCGCCGGTGTTCTTGATCCGCTCGGCCGTTTGCGTCACCCGGAACAAGTTCGCAGCCAGTTCGGTTTTGCCCATGAAGTCGTAGAGCGTACGGTTTCGTTCGATGGACACCCCTTTGCGCAGAATCAACTGCTGCAGCGACAGGTTGTACATCCCTCGAAAACCCGCGTCTTTGAAGATGCCGAACTCACGCGACTGCAAGCCGGCACGGTGGGCTACGGCGCTCATGATCGACTCGCCATCCCGGAGGTCGTCTCGCACCTCGATGCGCTCCAGCGCATCATGCCGGATCTGCTGTTCCACCAGCGCGTCGGCAATCGCCGCCAGAACCGTCTTCGCCTGGGCGACCTGTGGCTTTCGCGAATCGGCGTGCATCGTCACGAGAAAGCAGGCGAACCGCGTCAGCCGGTAGCTTTGTACCTCACGGCCCTCGTCGACCCAGGTGTCCGGAATGAACACGTCCGGAATCTGCACATTCAGCGCCGCGCAGGACGCCATGGCCTTGTTGATCACCTTCTGGAACACGGGCCAGGTTTCATAGCCGAGGGTGCGCATGAATTCGTGCGCATTCCAGTAGCGGACACCATTCTGCTTCGACGAGTCTTCAAAGCGCTGCACGTCAAACTCGAGTTGCATCGCACCCTCCCGTGTCGCTGCGGATTATAGCCCTGGATCCTCCGGAGAGATTCCCAGGCGCGCCCTGACGCTTTGCCGCTCGCCACTCCCACGGCGGCACCGGGTGGGCTTCGGACCACAGCCCTTTGCCACTGGATCGAGCCTGCTCTTCGGCGGCCGCGTACTGCGCGCGATCCGCTGCGCTCTGCTCGTGCTGGTACCGCTTGAAATGCCACGCCAGGCCGGACGCCACGAGCGCCAGGCCCGTGTCCCGATCCGCCACGAGCACCTTGCCGACGATCCGCTGATAGCGGTCTCTCTTGGACCACTCCACCACGACTGGCTTGCCGAACACGAGAGCAGACATCTGCTGCCTGGCGCGCTGACCGAACGGCTGCGCCCGCTCCGGGGCATCGATGCCAGCCAGCCGGACCTGGTGCGTCTGGCCGTCCCGCACGAGCACCGTCACGGTGTCGCCGTCGGCTACGCGGACCACCTGTCCGGTCATGGTCTCGGCGCCGGCGCCAGCGGATGCGAGCAGCAGGGCCAGGGAGAGGACGGGTAGGAACATCGGAATGTCCGGCCGGGCAACGGCGGCCGCTGAGCGGGTCGATCAGGCCTTGGCGCAGGCGGCAAGCAGTGCATGGTAGCGACCAAACACCACCTCGGCTGCGTCGAACTTTTCGGTAGAACGGAGCCGTGAATCCGCTTGGTTGGCCATGAACACGACGAAACCATCAATGACCATCCCCATCGCTGACAGCAGCTCACGAGTCGGCCGCGCGAGGCAGCCGCTTGCGGCTTGCCGTTCGACGGCGCGTTTGACCTCCTGGAGCTGTGTGACGGGACCGGAAAGCGCCACTCTCGGAGCGCTATTTGCCACCTTCCGAGCGTCGTCCCAACGAACGAGAAGCCGCTGTTGTTCGGCGATCTGGGCAGCCACGGCTGCTCGCTCTGCGATCACAGCGGCTTCTCTCTGCCACCGCTCGTTGAGCTTCCACCACACCGCCCCGCCGATGGCCAGAACGATCACAAGCAACGGCACCAGCAGCCCGAATCCCTTTTCGTTTTCAGAAGCCATGCGTTTTCTTCCCTAAAGCAAGCGGCCGCCTGGCCGCGGTGGGCCGATTAGCCATGCCACGCAACAGACTGATTAGTTAGCCGGCACTGTAGCACCGATCTGCGGCTCTGGCTCCGGCCGCTCGCGATCAGCCACATTCGGCTTCTCCTCCGGCGCTTCCATGTTGCGCGAGCAGATCGCTCGTCGCCTTGATGGCCTTCCGCGCCGCCGGCGGCGAGTGGCGGAAGTTGTCCAGCAGCGCGGATTCTTCAGGGGTTAGGGCTGGCGTCGCGCCGCCGCCCACGCCAGCCAAAAGCCAGATCGGATCAACACCGAGAAGCGCGTGAGCCCGGGCGATGAACACCGCGTCCGGAGATCTCTCGCCAGACTCGTAGCGCACGACCGAAGTTCTCCCTATGCCAAGGCGGTCGGCGAATTCTTTCTGCGTCATGGACCCTCGCACTTGGCGTATTCGCGCACCAATCTCGACCAGATCTAACTCGACCATGTGAATCTCCATACGGCACTTGACAAAGTGCCAAACGGGAACTTAATATTAGCCTCATCACTTGCCTTTACTTCTAAACATACCCCGCACGTTGCGACCTTCGATGCACCCCGAGCTGATCAAAGCGCAGTTGCGCATCTGTGGTTCCAGCCTCTCCAGTGTTGCGAGAGCTACCTGCGTGTCTGCGATGAACGTCTCTCACGTGATCCACGGCCGTCACCGATCCATTCGCATCGCCCGCCGCATCTGCGAGCTCACCGGCCTGGACCCTGAAACCGCCTGGCCGGGCCGCTACCCGGAATTCCGCACTCACCCCGTCGGCCAGCGCCGACACCTCGACCACATCCAGGAGGCCGCATGAAATCACCGGACCGACTTGAGCTTGTGGGCCTGCAGTCGGTGAATCGTATCCAGACGCTTCAGCACCGTCCGGAAATCGCTGAGGGCATACGCCACCGCCTCGACATCGACCTCCGTGAAATCTTCCGCGTACTCATCGGGGTCGGTCGCGTACTGCTCGTACAGATTTCTGTTTGGCGCGATCCCTTCCACCGCTTCGCGCAGGCGGTGGTAACGCACTTCAAGTTGTTCGACGTGACGACGAAGTTCCGATTTTCTGATGATGGCCATGGAGGCTCCTGATGGATATGCACCGCCTGTTGAAGGACTTGAAAGAGCGGGTGACCCGTCTCGAATCAGTACTGGCACAGCAGGGAGAAGAATCTCTGGCCAGACTGGCGGCCGACGACGTGATCACCACCGCCAAATTCATGAAGAGGAAATTGCCAAAGCGCCTGAAACCCACAGATGGCCTGAGCCCGGAGGTTCGCGAGGATCTGGATCGGCGACTCCTGGAAGCGCGGCTTAGCACCGAAGCCACCGTGGATCGACAAAGCATGCTCGCGTCTTCCGGGGTCACGCTTCGTCTCGATTTTTCCGACCTGGACAAGGGGTACCCCTTCAAGGAAGCCCTTGAGCACGCCGTCTCATTGGTTCTTCAAGCAAAAGCCAACCCGCTGGGCTGTCGTGTCGAGGTCGTGCAGAACGGCAACTCGGGATATTTCGCGGACGGCCTCAATGAAAGGTGCGGCGCCGTCCACAAGGTCATTCGGTAAAGAGTCGGCGCTGGTGGACTACCCCTTCTTGGCTCTGCCAGAACGTGTGCTCGATACGAGTCACGGTCAGCACCCGGTTGTTTGCTCCCGTCAGGGGGCCGGTGTGCAGGACTTCTCCAGCCGAGACCACCAGCGGTGCGTCGGAATCCAGAGAGGCGACCAGCGTGCGGTCGTCGCCCGGCTCGTAGATTTCAAGAATGAAACGTCCCATGCCTGCCAGCCTTTCGCCTTACAAGTTAGCCGAACACGAAGGATAGCAATGGAACCAGCAGATATCCAGTGCGCGCTGAAGAAAGCCCGCACTTCCCAGTCAGAGATCGCCCGGAAGCTCGGCGTCTCGCCGACGACGGTCACCTACGTCGTCACGGGCAAGTCGACTTCACGGCGTATCGCAACGGCGATCGCCGACGCCACGGGGCTGAGTCTCGACGCGCTGTGGCCGGGTCGTTACCCCAGCACGCAAAAGGAGGCTGCATGACCGCGTCGGCGGAAGCCAGCCACAACGCGGCGCAGCTCCGCCTGATGGATGTGCTGCGCGCGCTGGCCGGAAACGAAGTGTTCGGCCGGCGCCTGGTCGACATCGCCGCCGACGTCGGCAAGCCGGAGCCGATGGTCCTGCGCGATCTGGAGTGTCTGGAGAGCAAGGGCTGGGCGACGCGCGACGCGGCCAAGCTGTGGCGCCTCGGGCAGGAGCCGGTGCAGATCGCGGTGCAGTTCTTCTATGGCCTGCGGCAGGCGCAGGCGCGGGTCGCAGAGGTCGAGCAGCGCTATACGCGCCAGCCCGACTGAGTTTTTTCACGAAGGGAAAGAAAATGACAGAGAACGATGGCGGCGAGCTGGTGCCGGTCGATGTCGGGGTCCTGCAGGTGGCTGCGGCCGAGCAGCGCGACGTGCGCGCGGTTCTGGATCGGTTCGGGTACGAGGGCACCTCGCTCGACTACCTGATCTCCGATGTTCGGCACCTGATGGCGCAGAGCACCGAGGCCATGCTCGAGATCGGGCGCGCGGTGCTGTGTTTTCGCGAACTGCCGCGCGGCGTCTATGGCCGGGCGATCCGCGCCGCCGGACTGACCGAGGACACCGCCCGGCGACTGGCCAGCGTGGCGGCGAAGTTTCTCGACCGCGACCGGCTGAAGCCGCTCCTCACCCTCGATCGCTCGAAGATCTACGAGCTGGCGCTGCTCGACGACCAGACGCTGGACCACCTGGCGGCGGATGCGGCGCAGCTCGACCAGGTGGATCGGATGAGCGTCTCGGAGCTGCGCCGGTCGCTGCGTGAGGCGCGCAAGAACCTCGACGCGAAGGATTCGGTGATCAAGAACTACGGCAACGAGAATGCCGCGCTGCGCGAGCAGGCGATCGCCCACACGCGCTACGTCCCGAACCAGGCGGATCTCGACGATTCCTTCCGGCGCGCTGCTCGCCTCAACGCTCTGCATGCAGCGGCGCACGACGTGGTCGAGGCATTCACCGCCTTCGCCCTGCCGCTGCGCGACCTGATGCAGGATGCACGTGAAGGCGGCGGCGCTGCCGAGGACATCGCCCACGGCAACGAGACGGCATTCTGGCTGGCGCAACAGGTCGCCAATCTGTACATCAACCTCGGGATCGACGTCGACTTCCAGGAGATCGTTTCGCCGTCCTGGACGCGGCCGTCATCTGGCCGCGGCTAGATGGGAGGAGTGATGATCATGCCTCCCAGCCAGGTGCAGCTGCCGATGGTGCTCCAGCTCGCCGCCGAACTGCCGACGCTGCCGCACGGCCAGAGCACGCCGCGGATACGCTCGGTCGCCGGGACGATCGGCGTGTCGGTGCAGACGCTCTGGCGCTGGCTGCGCGAGATGGGCCACGGCGGCGAGCGCAAGCGGCGATCCGACTCCGGGCGCCTGAAGGCTCTGTCTGATGCTGATGTCCGGCAGATGGCGGCGATCCGTTTCGCCGGGGCGCGCGAGACGGGCAAGGTGTTGCCGACCATCCGCATGGTGCGCGACATCCACAACGCCAACGCACCGGCCGACCCGCAGACGGGCGCGGTCCGAACCACCACGGCACATCCGAGCACCATCGCGCGCGCCATGCGCCGCATCGGCTGCCACACCGATCAACTGATGCAGCAGGCGCCGGCGCAGGCTCTGCGCAGCCTGCACCCGAATCACGTCTGGCAGGTGGATGTGTCGACCTGCGTGCTGTTCTATCTCGCGAATGGCGGTGTCGAGGTCTGTGACGAGGCCGCGTTCAACAAGAACAAGCCGAGCAACTTCGAACGGGTGCAGCAGCTCCGGGTGCAGCGCTACCTGGCAGTGGATCACTGCAGCGGCGCCTTCCACTTGCACTATCTGTCGGGCCACGAGACGTCGCGGAACCTGCTCGATTTCCTCATTCTGGCGTTCCACCAGCGCGAAGGCCTGCCGTTCTACGGTGTGCCGAAGCTGCTGGTCGTCGACCCCGGCAGCGCCCAGGCTTCCGGCATCGTGCGCAGCCTCGCGCGGGCTCTGGACATCGAAGTGCTCGTCCATCGCGCGCACAACCCGCGGGCAAAGGGCGCCGTCGAGACGACGCACGCGAACATCGAGCGGCAGTTCGAGGGCCGCCTGCACGCGACGCGCGTCGCTGACTTCGACGCTCTGAATGCCCTCGCAGCGACCTGGAGCCGCGCGTACCAGAGCACGGCGATGCATGGCAGGCACGGCCAGACGCGCTTTGCCGCCTGGCAGCGGATCCGGCCGGAAGAGCTGCGCCTGGCGCCCGGCGCAGACATCACGCGGGCACTGGTGATGACCACCCCGGTTCAGCGCACGGTCAACGACTTGCTGCAGATCTCCTTCGCTTGTCCGGGATACGGGCGGCGGGCCTACTCGGTGGCTGGCGTGCCGGGGGCGGCCGTCGGGGAGAAGCTCTACGCGGTGGCGAGCCCCTATGCGCTGCCGTCGATCGACATTCTGGTCAGCGATGCGTCCGGGCGCGAAGTGCGCCACCGCGTGTCGCCGCTGCGGACCGACGACTTCGGCTTCAACCTGGATGCGCCCGTGATCGGCGAACGCTTCCAGGCGCCGGCGGATACCTGGATCGATACCGAGCGCAAGACGGCGCGGCGCGCGGCCTGGGGCACCGACGACGATCTCGAGATCGGCAAGGTCCGCCGCGGCAAGGGCGGCGAGCGCGGAGTGGCGTTCGGCGGGGCGGTGGATGCGTTCGCTGATGTCCGCTCGGTACCGGTACCGGCATTTCTGCCAAGAGCCGGAACGCCGATCGCCGTCGATCATCCGGCGGACGAATCGCTGATGAGCGCGACGACAGCCTGTCTGCGCATGGCGGCGCTGCTCGGCGAAGAGAACTGGCTGCCGGAGCACTACGCGTGGATCACGCAGAGGTTCGCGGCGGGCATCAGCGAGCCGCAGTTCGCGCGCCTGGCTGAGCAATGGCAGGCGCAACTGGCGGGCGCCGATGCGGCCGGGGAGCGGCGGGCATGCTGATCCTGGGCGATGTGCTGGCGCGGCACAGGATTTCGCAGGCGACGCTGGCG